GTCGGAAAAGTTTCAATTTCATATGATGTAAGGATGTACAGGTGCGATGTACAAATGATAATTAGAATTTGACTGAGTCAAAGAATGTCTAAAATCCTCTTACTTTTTCTGCTGTCTGGTCCGATAGAGAATCCGAACGATTGGGAATTTAAGCTACTGGACATTTGCCCGACATGGCTTAGATACCAGCTATATGATGATGCCGTAGAAATGGGGCTAGTTTGGGATTACTTGACAGGCGGGATGGAAACCTATTGGGGAGATGCGGGCTGCTTTCCGGAATGGTTAGTTAAAATGCGGGCTAGACGGAATTCCACCCCATTACGTAAAGACGATATGTTTGGGGAGTGGATAACTCGGAAGCGATGGGAACGGGAACAGAGTCCTTGACTGAGTCAAATTCTAAAGGGGATTAGAATGGCAAAGGATGACGCAACGAAGGTAGTTGATGCTATCGGAAAGCTAGCTCAGAAGTGGCGGAAACAAGCAGCAGAGATTAGGCACAATAATATTAGGCTTGATCCTGACACACTTCCACCCGATCAACAGCGGGATTACTACAAACACGCCACGCAAGCGAACGTGCTAGATAACTGTGCGGGGGAAGTGGAAAAGGAACTAGAGAAAGTTAAGTAATGCCTGCCGGACTGTTCGGAATTGATACTGAGCAAGCTACATCACTACTTGAAAACCAATTCAAGAATGTGAGTGGTCGGCATGGTCGTTTTGATGCTGATAGAATTGCGAAGCGTTTCAAAGAGGATGTAGTTAGTAAGGCACGGGATAAGTTAATCCGTGTTCTTGCTAACGATATCTTCCCGCTACCGGACGTAGTGAACCCCGCACGGCGGGAATCGGGGGAACGGGATTTAACCCTCTTCCTTTCCACATACTTCCCCGCGAAATTCTACCTTAGCTGGTCTACTGGACACACCGAACTAATCCACGATTTGCAGCAATTGATTCTTGAGCATGGCGGGACTAAAGCAACGGCAATGCCTAGAGGCAGTGGTAAGACGAGCATTGTAGAAGGGGCAGCTATTTGGGCATTGTTCTACGGTCACAAACGGTTTGTATTGCTGCTTGGAGCGAAGGGGGAACTAGGTAAATCTCTCTATCACTCCATCAAAACAGAGATTGAATACAACCCGCTACTGCTTGAAGACTTCCCGGAAATCTGTCATCCGTTCTTTGCCGTAGAGAATAACCCGTTTAAGTTTAAGGTACAGACTCACGATGGGGAACCGACGCGGGTTACTTCCACCAGTAACAGTATGTCTCTACCGGAGATTGCGGGAAGCAAAGCAGCGGGAAGTTACATACTATGTACCGGCATTACGTCAGGCTTGCGGGGGTTGAAGCGTACTGTTGCATCAGGAGAGAATCTTCGGCCCGATCTAGTCATTGTAGATGATCCACAGACCGATAAGTCTGCGAAGTCGCGGGCTGCTACAGAGCAACGGGAACGGATTATCCAGGGGGCTATCATGGGGCTTGCTGGCCCCGGTAATCCACTTACCGTAATCATGCCTTGCACGGTCATTCAGAAGGATGATTTAGCGGATAGATTCCTAGATCGGCAGCGTAAACCGGAATGGCGGGGACAGCGTACAAAGCTACTGGACAGGTTTCCGGATAATATGGAACTGTGGAGTCAGTATCAGGAAATCAAAAACGAATCCTACCGTGCGGGTAGAATGGGTGAGGAAGCTAGAGAATTCTATTCCTGCAATCGGGCAGCGATGGACAAGGGGGCTGTGGCAACGTGGTTAGAACGATACGATCCACCATTCCAATTATCGGCAGTTCAATATGCAATGGATTTATATTTCCGTGACCCGGTAGCGTTTGCAAGTGAGTATCAGAATGAACCTTTGACTCAGTCAAATAATGATAATCGTCCGACAATTGAACTGAAATCCGGGGACATTGTAAAACGCTTGTCAGGTATTCCACTCGGAATAGTTCCACGGGATACAATCTGTATCACTGGTGGGATTGACATTCAGAAGGATATTGTCTACTGGCTGTTCACCGCATGGACGGAAAATTTTGGTGGGGTAATCTGTGCCTATGGTAGCTGTCCGGATCAAGCCTTACAGTATTTCGATAGTCATAACATCCAAAACACATTGTCGGATGTGTGGCCGGGGTTGCTGCAATCTCCACTGGCATACAAAGCACTAGAACACATTCGAGATACCGTATGCAAAGTGGAATTCATGCGGGATGAATCCACAGATGCTATCCCGGTAGAATGTGTTGTAGTTGATGCTAACTGGAATCTTGTAACGGATGCCGTCTACTCATTCTGTAAAGCTAACTCCCAAGTATTCCACCCGGCACATGGGCGGGGTATTGGGGCTGCAATGCTCCCAATGGATCAATGGAGTAAGAAGACGGGTGAAGTAGTCAATAAGGCTAACTGGCGTACCCGTGTTGCCACACTTGGGGCAAACCGTGGCCGTCATATCATGTATGATACAAATTTCTGGAAGTCTCGCATCGGGGAACGATTGATTGCCCCAATGGGTACAATCAATGCGTTGAAACTATATGGTGATTCCCTCTTGCGGCATCAGTTACTAGCCGATCATTTGTCTAGTGAACTGCCGATCCGTACCCACGGGCGGGGTAGAGATGTAGACGAATGGAGAACGCGGGCTAGCACTACTGAAAACCACTGGTGGGATTGTTTGGTCATGGCGGGAGTAGCGGCTAGCAAATGCGGAATGCAGTTGCTAGAAGTGACTACAGATGAACAGACGGGCAACGCAGACGTTCCACTATTGGTAAAGGCAGTTGCGTTACCGGAACGGCAAAGGAAAGTTGCTCCCCCTCCCCCACCTAGAAGGGTTTGACTCAGTCAAACATGAGCACTAAAACGCTCAAGAATTGGGTAGCTGGTGAGAAGCGGAAGCCCGCTTTACGGGGGAAATCGTCCACTAAAAAGCAACAGACTCCATTAGAGAAGTTACAGGCTGCACGGCTAGGTAAGAAGTTAGAAGCCCGATACGATTCAGCACAGATAACGACAGAGAATCGTAAGCATTGGTCGAATGCAGATGACAGGAATCCCACTCAGTCTAACACACCAGCAATCCGTCAGCGGATACGGATACGGGCTAGATATGAGTGGGAGAACAATTGCATCTGTAGTGGAATGATTTCCACCAGAAGCACAGACATTATCGGGTATACTGCCCCGACACCGCAGGTATTGACAGAAGATACAAAGCTAAATAAACTCATTCAAGATGAATGGGAAGCGTGGAGCAATCATCCTTATGTTAACGTCCACAGTAAGCTAAAGATTTTGGATGAGGGAAAGCAAGTAGAAGGCGAGCAATTCCTAGCGTTGAATCGGGATTTAGAAGCATTTGACAAGACGGGGTTTGAATTAGGGATAACTACCCTATCCGCGAATCGGGTATGTGATCCATCCTACGGGTACGGATTAGCTAACCTGAATGGGGCAAGGCTATACAATGATGATGGGGTTTGGGTTGATCCTGCAACCGGGCGGGCTAAAGCGTACAATGTGACGAATGCGTATGATGATGTTTTGTCGCTGCCTTCTTTGACTCAGTCAAACAATTCCCTAGTAGACTCGCGTTATGTTCTCCACTGGTTCACGCCGAAGCGTTCCGGACAGTTCCGGGGGGTAAGTGAGCTAAGCCCTAGCCTTCCATTATTCGCCCAAATGCGTAGGTATGTTCTCGCAACATTGACAGCAGCGGAAACGGCTGCAATGCTTGCGGGGATAATGAAGACTAATTCCCCAATTGCGGAACCGACAGCAGTAACGGAATGGACAAAGACAGAGTTAGAACGGGGAACGTTGTTATCCCTTCCGGATGGATGGGATGCAACACAGTTCCGGCCGGAGCAACCTGTAGCATCGTTTGAAATGTTCATCTACTGCCTTGCTCGTGAAATCGGGCGGGCTATGAACGTTCCGGTAGGGGTAGTGCTTGGAGATAGTAGCCGATACAACTATTCGTCTGCACGGTTAGACTATGGATGGTATGACGAACAGTTGCGATTTTTCCGCAAGCAACTAATCATTCGCATTCTGGACCCACTATTTGACGAATGGTTAGAGGAACTAGCTTCGCTGTACCCGCAGGTATCTACATACTTGCGAAACAAAAAGATCAAACGTAACTGGCAATTTGCGAAGCGTCCCTCTATTGATCCGGAAAAGGATGCCAACGCAGCTAAGACTAGGCTTTCTAACGGTACGTCTAATCTTGCTATGGAATGTGCAGCGGACGGAAACAATTGGCAGGATGTCTTAGCTCAGAATCAGAAGATTGAAGATGAGAAGAAAAAGCTATCTACCCCTGTTGGTGGGGCAGCTAATGATGTTCAATCTACTGCCTTGAATGGGGCACAGATCACATCCTTGATAGCCATTGCAGATAAAGCAATGGGGCAAGAATACCCGGTAGAAGCAGCCGTTATCTTAGTGCAACTGGCATTCCCGACAGTGAACATTGAACTAGTTAAGCAGATGATGACGATATTGTATGAGGCGAAAAAGCCTGTGGCGACTAATCCTAACGACGTTCCACCTGTTCCCGTGGATGGGGTCAATGGTACTCCCGCGACAGTGGCTTAATGCGAAACTGAGTCAGTGGCTTTCTTTGACTCAGTCAAACCCGGCACAGTTTGTTACGGCAGAATCCGTAGACAAACCTATCCGGGTTAGGTCTGTTGCGTACACAGGTGGGATGGTTGCTTTATCGTCGCTACCTTTACCCGTAGTTTTTGACCTATCCTCTACAAAGGCTGCATCATCTGTAGTGATGTTGTATAACCATGACCGCGAGCAACCAATCGGGCATTGGGAAGTAGTTACTATCACAAAGACTGAGATTCGGGTAGAGGGTCCAATCTCTATCGACAATGATAAGTCAAGAGAAGTAAAGGCAGCAGCAAAGAATGGGTATCCGTGGCAAGCGTCGGTAGGCATCCAATCCGATAACATCAGCTACCTAGCGGAAGGGGAAACCGCAACAGTAAACGGGCAAGTCTTCAATGGCCCGATTTACATTGCTAGGGAAAATGTTCTAAGGGAAGTTTCGATTCTCACGATTGGTGCCGATTCGGACACTAGCGTTTCTTTTTCCGCTAACTTGGGGAATCCTACAATGAATTTTGAAGCATGGGTTAAAGAATTGGGTTTTGATGTTTCCACTTTAACCGCTGCACAGAAAACCGCGTTGCAGGGTATCTACGATACCATGATGACAGCGGGAGCAACTGAGCAAGTGAAAGCGGAAGCAAGGGCAAAAGCAATTGCTCTAAGGGCAACATGGACCCCAACGCCCCCCACACCGCCAATCCCCCCACCGACAGTTCCACCCGTACCCGTGGATGATCCCGTTTTGTTGATCCGTAGTCGCATTGCTGCTGAGCATATCCGCACAGATACCATTAATGCTTATGCTCGTGAATTTAACAATCCCATCAGTAGTGGAAACCTGAACATTAATGGTATTGGAACCGTACCTAACGGGGTCAATATCGCAGCTACAGCTATCCGGGATGGATGGACAGCCGATCAGACTCATATCGCAATGCTTCGGGCTGCACGGCCAATCATTCAATCCGGACCAGCAAGGCAAGATGGGGTAACCCCGTGGCAAGTTCTCCATGCGGGATTGTCCCAAACGGTAAGGCTTCCACGGATTGAAACCCATCATACCCCGCAAATCTTGGATGCCGCTCATCGGGAGTATCGGGGTAGATCCTCCTTGCAACAATTGATCTATGAAGCAGCCCGTATCAATGGGTATACGGGTAGTGCGAATGTTAAAGCGAACTTGAAGATAATTCTTCAAGCTGCATTTTCCACTATGGATTTGGTTAATGTGTTCACCAATACAGCAACTAACAAGTTGCTGGAAGGTTACAACGCGATTGACCAGACTTGGCGACAGATTGCCAGAATCACTACAGCAGTAGACTTCAAGGAATTTTCATCCTTCGTTGTTACGGGTGGAATGACGTTTGAAAAGCTAGCTCCCGATGGAATGATTCGGCATGGTACGCTAGATGAAAACGGGTTTGGCAACAAGGTTGAAACCTATGCGAAGATGTATGCGATTACCCGTCAGGATTTCTATAACGACAATCTGAATGTGTTTGATTCCATTCCCCGATTGCTAGGACGCGGGGGAGCATTGGGGCTTGTGCGAGCGTTTTGGGTTGAGTTCATGAATAATGCGGCGTTCTTCGTTGCGGGTAACGGGAACGTATCCACAGGTGCATTGTCTATTGCTGGACTAGGGGCAGCGGAAGCAGTATTCCGGGGTTTGAAAGGTACGGATGGGGAATACCTACTGTCTACTCCCCGATACCTGTTGGTTCCTACTGCAATATTCCCTACTGCTGAACAGTTGTATAAGGATACTCAAGTGGTGAGTGGAAACACCACTCCCGCCCCGTCTGGCAACAATGCGGCGGGTAAGTATCTCCCACTTACTACCCCGTACCTGTCGGATTCCACAATCACAGGTAACAGCACTACAGCATACTACTTGCTTGCCGATCCGAACGATGTAGCGACTATTGAGGTTGCTTTCTTGGATAACCAGCAAACGCCGATTGTCGAATCCGCTGACGTAGACTTTAACCAGTTGGGCGTACAGATGCGAGGATATTGGGATTGGGGCGTGCGGAAACAAGACCCGAAGGGGGGCGTCCGTAGCACGGGTGTTTGATAGTTAGAATTTGACTGAGTCAAACTTTTACCAATATCCACAAGAGGTTTCTACAATGGCGGTTTACACTGGAATCCAAGCAATCTTTCGCTACGGGAACGTAGTGGTTACGATTCCATACATTCCATCCGGGGCAGCAGTAGCATCCGGACAGGTTGTGTTGATTAACAACCTAATCGGTATTGCTACCCATCTTATCCCGGATGGGATTCTAGGGGCGTTGAACATTCAGGGTGGGGTTTACGAATGTGTAGGGGATGCCGCAATTGCGGCGGGTAAAGATGTGTATTGGGATAATACGAATAAGAAGGTAACTGAAACGCGGGGGTTGAATAAACATATCGGGGTTACCATTAGTGCTTGTTCCGGAGATATGGGAATCTGTGACGTTGCACACATTCCTAGCAACATTGCAGAACTTGGAAGCTAATTGTACGTTTGTCCACTTGTTAGGGGTAGACTACAATGGCTGCGGGAGCATGGACATTCACAAATGCCGGACGTACCAATTTACTAAATGGTACGTTCGACATTGATACGGATTCATGGAAGATGGCTTTGTTTCTGTCCACTAGCAACATTGGGGCTGCTTCCACTACATATGCCGGAGTAACAAACGAACATGCTAACGCAAACGGCTATACAACTGGTGGGATAGCTGTTACCTTGACGTTAGCGGGTACAACGACAGTAACCGTAGATATCTCCACCGATCCCGTTTGGACAGCAGCCGGTGGGAGTATCATAGCTAGGTTTGCTGTTATCTATGAAGTGGCGGGTAGTGTTCTGTGTTACTGTCTACTTGACTCCGCTCCCGCAGATGTTACGGCAACGGATGGTAACCCGCTAACTGTTGCAATCAATGCAAGTGGTGTCTTCACGCTAGCATAAGGATTAGGGTATGCGTGCAGCCTGTGTCAAACATATGATAGAGCTAGCTAACCTAGCTACTGGTCCGTTTGCGAACATTACAGCTAAGGCTGTGGAAGTGGGTGTTGTAGTTCCTAGCATCCTATTGGATGAATTGGAATCCGCAGGGTATGAGGTTAAATACTATAGTGGCCCGAAAGATAGTGCAGCGGAAGGGGATGCACCCGTAGGGGCATGGGTGAAAGTGTGGAAGGGTAAAGAACTGGTGGCCCGTGCCTATAGTCATGATGTGCAAGATGCAATGTTGCAAGCTATCTACGCTGCAATGAAAGAGGAACAGGAATTGGAATCCTTGACTGAGTCAAAGGAATGACATGGCACTAACCGGAACAGATAGAGGCGGGAATTCCAGTGGAACGGTTGCCACTTCCTTTAACTGTACGGTTAGTTCCAATTGCACAGCGGGAGCATTGATTGTCCTATGTCTGGCCTATGACAATGCTGGTACTAATGGTGCTGATCCATTTGTAAGCATCAGTGATTCAATAGGGAATACGTGGACTAGTCAAATAGTCTCACTGAATGATCCAGGTGCGGCATCGGCCGGAGTGTGTCTAAGGATATTCACTACCCCGCAAGATGTGGGACCGTTACAGACCACAACGACAATAACGGTTTCATTTGGTGCGGTTACCGTTGTATCTAAGGCATGGGCTTATCACGAATTCACCAGTAGCATCGGAACCGCAATATACAAGGGGGGTAATCAAGCTACGGCATCGTCATTATCTCCGACTATCACCACTACGTCGATTCTGAATACTCATGCTGTAGTGGCTGCTGTCGGAATTGAAGCGGGAACTACAGAAGTAGCGACAGGGGATTCTGACACTACTAATGGTAACTGGAGTACAAAACAGGATTTTGCAGTTGGGTCCACATCAACAGGAATGTACCTTACTTCACAGAGGAAAATAGTAACAGCAACCGGAACGCAGACATACAACCCCACATTCAGCATTCCGGGTGATTTGTGTATTGCATGGGCAGAGATTGGGGAGAGTGTAGTTGTAACTCCGGGGAAACTTAGTCTATCGTTAATTACCTTTGCCCCTACTGTACAGGTTCCACGGACTGTAACCCCCGGAACGAAAGCGTTAGTTACTACAAAGTTTGCTCCGACAATCCAGTTTCCTAAGACTGTAACTCCCGGAACGAAAGCGTTAGTTACTACAAAGTTTGCTCCGGTAGTGCAACTAGGGAAGATTGTTACACCTGGAACAAAAGCGTTAGTTACAACGAAGTTTGCCCCTACTGTACAGGTTCCACGGACTGTTGTACCCGGAACGAAAGCATTAGCCTTAACGAAGTTTGCTCCGGTAGTGCAGACTCCTAAGACAGTAGTTCCAGGAAAGCTATCGTTGAGTCTGTTAGGTTTTGCTCCGGTAGTGCAGACTCCGAAGACAGTAGTTCCGGGAACGCTAGCCTTAACTTTGACTGAGTCAAACCCTACGGTATTGCTTCCACAGACTGTATATCCGGGGGTAGCTAGCCTAACGCTAACGACATATGATCCAACAGTCACAGGGGGAATCGGGATAGCTAAGGGGGTATTTGGGGGAGTTGGAATGTTTGCCAGTGGTGTTATCCGATAGAGGCAGCTACATGTTTCTCGGATTGTGGAAAATTGACGATCTAGTAACCTTCTCAGCTAGCACGCATAACCCCGCAACGGGTGCGATAGCTGATGCCGACGCCGATCCTACGTATCGGGTGTATGAGGATGAAACCGCCGTACCAATCCTAACCGGATCAATGGCGAAGTTAGATGATGCGAACACAGTAGGTTTCTACTCAGAACAGTTAACGTTATCGGCTGCTAACGGATTCGAGAACGGCAAGAGCTATACGATTAGGATAGCCGGAATTGTGGGTGGAGTAACCGGGGTAACGGAAAGATACCTTCAAGTGGGAGTTAGTCCACCAACAGCAGCCGAAATCAGAATTGAGATGGATAGTAATTCCACCGATCTTAATTCAATCATTGCCAATGTTGGCGGGATGTCAGGAGAGATAGGGGCAATCAGGCTTGTAACAGAAGAACTTGCGACGATGCTAGAAATCAGTGGGGGTAACTATCGGTATACGTCGGATGCTTTGTCACAGGTTCCCCCGGTTGATCTTACCCCGATCACGGCTGTCACAGATCAACTTGTGACAATGCTAGAGATAAACATTGAAACAGGTGCCCATAGGTATACAACATACGCTCTGTCGAATGCTCCCGCTGGTGGTGGTGGCGGTGATCCACTAGCGGGAATCGTGGAAGATGCGAACGGAAGTCTACCCGCTGTGACGTTAAAGGATGCAATGCAATTCATTCTATCGTTCATGTTCGGATTGACTACAGGTGGTGGAACGTCACACATTGTTTTCCGGGATATCAATAACGGTCGGAATTGTATTGATATGACAGTGGATTTTGCAGCCAACAGACTAAGCCTAATACGGGTGCCACTATGAGTGATTTCAACGTTAACCCGAATGTTGGGGGTCCATCGGGATCATACCCAAATAGTCCACCAGCAGATACAGCAGATTGCGATATCGGGGTAATTCCAGAGGCGGATTTACTTGCATTGGTGAATACAGCAGCAAAAGTAGAAGTAGACGGACAGGTTACAGAGCAACGCTCGCTTGCTGACATCATCGCACTAGATAAACACTTGTCTAGTCGGCGGGCGGCGTGTTCGGGGAGTGGTGGGTGGGGGGCTGTTGGAAAGTCTAAAGTAGTTCCGCCGTCTGCTACCGGATGTTAAAACGAATATTGGAATTTGACTGAGTCAAACATGGCATTGTTTGAAGACGCAGTAGAGCAATTGATTTCGACTATGCAATCCGCTAGCGGACCAGCATTAGAAAGCGTTGTCTACCATAGGGGCAATGATTCGGTTACGCTTGTGAAAAAGGTATGGACAGGTAGAACACCATTCCGGGTAATGGATCGGGGAAACAGCCGGTTGATTTTCTCAGCGAAAGACTTTCTCATCCCCTGTCGGGATTTGGTATTGAATGGGGTAATGATTACTCCACAGGAAGGGGACTGGATAGAGATAACATTTGACAATGTACAGGCGAAGCAACGATACGAGTTTATGGCCCCTAACGATGAACCAATTTGGCGTTACTCCGATCCACAGGAAAAGATTTACCGGATTCACAGTAAGCGGGTAAAGGTAAATGCCTAATGGCTGCTGACGTTGTAGAACTAGCGGAAGGTATCAAGGCTGCAATTGTGGCGGGGTTTGCCGTTGCTCCACCAGTGACAGCCAGCATACAAAGGGTTTGGAAGAATGAATTTGAGGTTGAAACGTTTGAAGGGTTACGGGTGGACATTTGGGCAATCCCTTATCGGGATGCCGGAGATATCACTAGAGAAGAATATGAACTGGAAGCCATCATTATCATAGTGATTGCGGACAGGTATCTACCTGCGGGAGCAACGCCGGACGGGTGGGTAGATGATCGGGTGGATATCGTACAAAGGCGAGTGTTTGAACCGATAGAAGCGATTCCACAAGAGAGTATTATTGGGTTTCGGTTCACCGATGTTAAGGTAACTACGCTGTGTGACGTTGAGTTTCTAAGAGAGCATAAGGTTTTTTGGAGTGAAGTGCAGGTTACAGCCCGAAGAATCAAGACGTAACTTTGACTCAGTCAAACTTAGGAGTATTTACTATGCCTCTTGGAATCACGTCAGTAGCGTACGTCAATCTCGGTTCCTATGACGTACCGACTTTTACTCCGATTCAATTGATAGGTGACCTATCATACAATCCATCGTGGAATCTCGGGGATGGTTCCTGTAGAATAATTCGGGTAGTGCAACAGGAACCTACCAATATGACAATGGAAATTACTGGACGTATCCGAAAGAACATGAACAATACCCCTTTTCTCGCTCTACGGGCTGCGTTCCTGACTACTGCTATTGTGGATATTATGATCCTTGACGGACCAATGACTCTTAACGGGGTGGATGGTATCCGGAATGAATTCAAAGTATCGGTATTCAGCGAGGATCAAGCTTTGCAGAATGTGGTGTTTAAAGATTTTACATTGGTGCCATGTATCACAGACCGCAAACCGCAATCTGTAATTGTTAATGCAGGTGCCCCGGACTTTACCGACATTGACCCACCTGTACCCGCACCATGATACCTGTAGCAACAATCAAAGAATCGTTTTTTGATAAGCCTAAAGTTGTAAAGGCTTTAGCGGCTAAAGAACGTAGAGCGTTAATGAAGGGTGGAGCAATCATCCGGAGAACGGCTATCTTTTCTATGAAGTCTCGAAAGGGTATTGCTCCGGAAGGTAGTCCACCATACGCACACGAAAAGACAATCAAGAGGCTGCTGTTTTTCAGCTATGATGCCCAAGAGAAAGCTACGGTAGTTGGTCCGGCGTTATCGCAAGAATCTAAGAATGAGCCTATCCCGATTCCCCTCTTAATGGAAGAGGGGGGTGTTAAGGCTGTAGTGATTCATCACAAACGCGAGCAACTGCATTATGGTAAACACCCGTTTATGAAGCCTGCGTTAGATGAAAACATTCCGAAGATTGCCCCGTTGTTCGGGGGTAAGTTCTATGCAGGCGGACAAGTTTGACTTAGTCAAATTCAAATAGGGGTAAGAACGTGGCGGTATTCAAGGATAAGCTAGATAGAGAATGGGCGGTTAACTTGAATGTTGGATTGGTAGAAGATATTGAGGAAAAGACTTCCACCAATCTAGACTTAATGTTGGAAAACTCAGAAGAGTTTGCGAACTTCCTACGTAAATCCCCACGTAAGCTAGTGGAAATGCTGTGGGTAATTTGCGAGGATCAAGCAAAGACGTATGAAGTAAGCCCGCGAGACTTCGGGAAATTGTTTGAACGGGAAATCTTGGATAGGGCAACCGACGCAATCATTGAAGCGATTATCAGTTTCTACCCGCGAGCGTCAGCCGGGAACGCTCTGCGGAAGAAACTACCGGAGATTCTGGCGAAGATGGACCAGAGAATAGAGGCGGAAGCTACCAAGAGTGTCGAAAAGGTATTGTCGAATACGGATACAGACTCGCCGGAGTCATTGGGTTAAATCCAACCGATACCCGTAGTTCCACCATTAGACAGTTGAAGCGGCTAGCGGATGGCAAGCGAGAACATGATTTTGATGTTGCAATCTCACTAGCTGTGTTTGTCAAGAAAAGTCTATTTACTAAGCAAGGATTGGACCCGAATACCTGCAATCCTTACAAACAAATGATATGGATAAATGACACCCGAACGGATGAACAGAAGAAAGCAGACACGAAAGAGGGTATGGCTGCGTTGAAGCAAGGATTAGCCATGATGGTAGCACAGAGGGGGTAGTGTGTGGCTGCGTCCGGAGATGCAATCAAAGCGGGAAAAGCATTCGTTGAG